CTGCATCTAACATACCAACTGGATATCAATTATGTGATGGTTCTGCATCTGCAACAACAGAACTACAAGCAATAAGAGCTAATGTACCAGATCTAAGAGACAAATTTGTTATTGGATCGAGTAGTACATATGCTGTTGATGCAACAGGTGGTAGTAAAGATGCTGTAGTTGTAGAACACGAACACACTACAAACATTGATGGTGGTCATGTTATTCCAGGTAACGGTGGTAGTTCTTATTCATATGGTGGTGCTGGTACTTATTCATCTACTGTCTTCAATATGAATTCAGAAGGTGTGCCTGGTACTGATAAGAACCTACCACCATATTGGGCATTATGTTTTATAATTAAAAATGCTGCTACTGCTTCTACTATTGCTGGTCCTCCTGGTCCTCCTGGTCCTCCAGGTGCCGATGGTCAAGATGGACAAGATGGTGCTGATGGTGGAATTGGTACTCCTGGTCCTGCTGGTCCTCCAGGTGCCGATGGTCAAGATGGTAGTAATGGTCAAGATGGTGCTGATGGAAATCCTGGTGGATCAGGACCTCCAGGACCTGCTGGTCAAGATGGACAAGATGGTGCTGATGGAACTCCAGGTACTCCAGGACCTCCTGGACCATCAGGAACTACAGATCAAGGATTTAATATGGTACAATGGACTACTACCACTAATGCAAGTCATGTGTATTATACTCCAGATACATCCAAGTATAATAGGTTTGTTGTAATTGTCACTGGCGGTGGCGGTGGCGGTGGGGGAGGTTCTGCTGCTAACGCTGGAGGTGGTGGCGGTGGTGCTGGTACTGGAATAAGAGAATTTTCTAAAGCAGAAATGGATGCTACTACTTATTACAGTGGGCAATGTCGTATTTTTGTAGGACAACCTGGAACTGGTGGAACAGGTGGTGGTAATGGTGGTAATGGAAATTATTCCGAATTTGTAGTACCTACTGGAACTGCAACCTTTGGTCATAGTGGTTATGGTGGAGTAGGTGGTAACAGTGGAGCTGTAGTTGCTGGTGGTAATGGTAGGTTTGGTACTGGTGATGTTGTTTGTGGTGGTGATGAAGGTCATCCTGGAGATAATGGAATCACAGGACATGGTGGTGGTACTTTCTGGGGTGGTGCAGCCTATGACTCAGCTGGCAGAGGTGGCAGAGGTGGTCAAGGTGGTGGTAATAATGGTACTGATGGTGGTCATGGACAGATAGTTCTGTTGGAGTTTGCTTAATCGATTATGTCTTCTTTTAATAATAAATCTTTAGTTGAAATATTGGGACTTTCTCGTTCTCAAGTCATAGCATCTAAAAATACTGAGTTCAATTCTTTTAGAATTGGTATTGGAACTGATAGATTAGATTTTGCTGTAGTTCAAGATGGAACTAATATAGTAAATAACATATATGTTGGATATGCAGATACTTCTAAAAATCCAACTAATTCAGAAATAGGATTTCCTGGACATTATACTGTTGGTATTGGTAGTACATATAGAGGAACTTTTAATGATATTGATAATCAATGCCTTGTAAGACTTGGTTGGAAATATACTCAATCATCTGGATTTTATGATGCTCATGATTATACAACAGAATGGACTGCAGGTTTAAGGCAAACTAGAGATAAATTTTTACTTGAATCTGATTGGTCTCAAGGTGCTGATTCTCCATTAAGTTCTAGTAAAAAAACTGAGTGGGCTACATATAGGCAAGCATTAAGAGATTTACCTGCAAATACTTCAGATCTTGCAAATCCACCTTGGCCAACAAAACCATCATAGAGTAAGAATATGGCAGCGTTTGATTTTCCATCGAGTCCTAGTTTAAATACTACCCATACAGAAAATGGTGTTACTTGGAAGTGGGATGGATATGCTTGGAAAAGAGTTGAATCAGTAGGACCAGCAGGTCCTCCTGGACCTCCAGGTAATGATTCAACAGTTCCAGGTCCTAATGGTCCTACAGGTCCAACAGGTCCAACAGGTCCTACAGGTCCAACTGGTAATACTGGAAATGCAGGAGCTGATGGTAATGATGGCAGTACAGGTCCAACAGGTCCCGCAGGTCCTCCAGGTCCTACAGGTTCTGATGGTCCAACAGGTCCTGATGGTCCTGATGGTCCAACAGGTCCTCCAGGTGCTGATTCGACTGTTGTTGGTCCCGATGGTCCTCCTGGTTCAACAGGTGGAGATGGTCCTCCAGGTCCAGATGGTCCTACTGGTCCTACTGGTCCAACAGGTTCTACAGGTCCAACAGGTCCTACAGGTCCAGATGGTCCAACAGGTCCAACAGGTAGTGCAGCTAATCCATCTGTTCCTTCTGGAGCTGTTATGTTATTTGTTCAAAGTAGTGCTCCTACTGGATGGACAAAATCAACATCACATGATAATAAAGCACTTAGAATTGTAAGTGGTTCTGGTGGTGGTTCTGGTGGTAGTAATTCATTTACTAGTAATTTTGCTAGTAGATCTTTAAGTGTTAGTGGATCTGGAAGTGCTAGTGGATCTACAAGTAGCGATAATGCTGGATCTGTTAGTGTTAGTGGATCTGTTAGTGGTAATTGCGGTGGATCACAGGTAATGTATCAGAACACTACTCAAGCTTTCTTATCAACTGCTCAGATGCCAGCTCACCAACACCAATTCCCTAGTAAAGTTGGAACTTCTGGTGGTAACTATGGTTTCGTAGATACTTTAAATGCTGGTTCTTCAGGACAACCTAGTGTTAATAGTACTGGTGGTAATGACTACCATACACATGCTATAATAATGTATACTATAAGTGGTTCTAACTTCACTTTTAGTGATAGTTTTACTGCTTCTGGTTCCCCTAGTGATCACAGTCATACTTTCAGTGATAGTAGCATAAGTGTTAGTAGTTCAGGTTCCTTGGACTTGGCAGTTCAGTATGTTGATGCTATAATATGTACAAAGAATTAATATAATGAAACTTGAGCAAGGGAAGTTTTGCCCCTTAATTGGTAAAGATTGTATTCAAATGCAATGTTCTTGGTTTACTCAGGTTCGTGGTATGAATCCTAATACAGGAGAAGAAGTTGATGATTGGAGTTGTGCGATTACTTGGTTGCCAACTTTAATGATTGAAAATTCACAACAACAAAGAGCAACTGGTGCTGCTATTGAATCTTTTAGAAATGAAACTGTGAAATCAACTATGAAAGCACAAGAAATATATCAAAGAGAATTGGAATTAAAAGCTCAAGAAAGACTACAACAATCTAGGCAGACAATACATAACGTAACGGACATACAACAATGAAAATTCAAGTTATACCTTCAGATAAAACCATAGTTCTTGACGGTGTTGCAGTACATCCTTGTACTAATGTTGATCTTTCATGGATTCCATCAGATGTTCATGGAATGTTTTTTGATACAACTGCAGGAAAAGGTTTTATTGAATACAATGAAGATGCTGTAGATGGAAATGGAGATAAAAAATGGGGTGAGGAGATTACTGAAATTGGTATCTGGCAACAAGCAGTAACAGATCATGCAGATGAACAAACCCTTGCATCTGCTGCATATGAAGCAGCAAGAAATCATTTACAGGAAGTAAAAAATTATAGAAATGCTCAGTTGTCTTGGTCCGATTGGACTCGTTTAGATGATGTTACACTTACATCAGATAAAAAAACAGAGTGGCAAACATATCGTCAGGCACTAAGAGATCTTCCAGCAACCATAGCAGCAGATTCTAATTTAACTGCAAAAGCATTAGCAGATAATCATTCACATTCTGCTTGGCCGACAAAACCTTCATAAATGTGTTATACTATTTAAATACTGGTAAAAAATAATGAATGATCTGATTCAAGCAATTAAAATTCTTAGTGTAAATGATCTTAAAAATATTAATAAGTACATAGATACTCTTGATTTTCAGGATAATACTGTTTTTGGTAAAGGTGATGGACCTTCAAAAACCAATACTGATATTAGATCCAGCACAGGAACAACTTTAAAAGAAGATAATGAAATAACTGAAATTATTCATAATGCTATGAATAAAGGGTTGGATGAATATAAGAGAAGAATACAAAAGGTTCATACCAATTTTAGTTATTATCCTGTTCCTGGTGGATCTGGAACTAAATCTTGGAGAGAGGGAATACAGGTATTAGATTATAAAAAGGGGCAAGAATATAAATTTCATCATGATGCTGCAACAGATCCTAGATTGAATGAATATCATAGAAAGATATCCATTATTTTATATCTGGAAGAAGCGACTAAAGGTGGAGGAACTTCATTTCCACATTTGGGAATAAAACCAAAACCAGGTTATGCTTTAATATTTCCATCTAATTGGTGTTATCCTCATGCAGGTGAACCAGTTTATGCTGGAAAAAAGAGAGTTGCTGTCACTTGGTATTATGTTGAAAACGCTTAAGGGTAATTATGAATGATGAAACTGTACAAGACATCATAGTTGATGTCTGCAAAAGAAGAATTACGTTAATTAGTAGTGAAGGTGAAACTAGATTTGTTGCCTGTGAAAGTACAGAACAATTTATGGGAGTAATGGATGTTATTAAAAATACTGCTGATCCTGAAATTATTACTTATGTCGATCCAGCGACTAAAGGTAATCAGGTAAGCTAAATAGAAACATAGAAATATTTTGGCCAATATTCTCCGATGCCTCTAAATAAATTAGAAAATTTTATAAAGAATAGTGAAGGACGCATTCTTTATGTAAACCCAAATGATCTTGACGCTACTGATGGTATCGAGAATCAAGGTAATTCATTAACAAAACCTTTCAAAACGATTCAAAGAGCACTCATTGAATCTGCTAGATTCTCATATCTGAAAGGTAATGATAATGATATAGTAGAAAAAACAACTATATTATTATTTCCAGGTGAGCACCTTATAGACAATAGACCAGGATTTGGTATAAAGGATGTTAATGGAACTGCTACAGCAATTAGTCCTAGTAGTTCAGAATCTGGAGCACAGAACACTCTTACATTAACTCTTAATTCTAATTTTGATTTAACGCAAGAAAATAATATACTCTACAAATATAACAGTACAGAAGGTGGTGTTATAGTTCCAAGAGGAACATCAATTGTTGGACTAGATTTAAGAAAGACAAAGATAAGACCTAAGTATGTTCCTAATCCTACTGATAATGATGTAAAGGGTACTGCAATCTTTAGGGTTACTGGTGCTTGTTATTTCTGGCAGTTCTCTATTTTTGATGGAGATGATTCAACTTTAGTATATACAGATCCTACTAATTTCTCAACTAGTAATCAATCAAAACCAATATTTTCTCACCATAAACTAACTTGTTTTGAGTATGCTGATGGTATTAATAAGTTAGATAAGTTTGGTGGATTAACTGATTTAGATGTTTACTACAGTAAATTATCTAATGCTTACAATAGAGCATCTATTAGAGATATTGATGAGAAGTTTCCAGTTGCTACACAGGGATTTGCAAAACAGAGACCTGAGTATGAAATAGTTGGTGCTTTTTCTTCAGACCGTATTCAGATACAGAATATTATTTCTGGTGATGGTAATACTGCTGGTCAAGTAGTTACTGTAACTACTGCAGTTCCGCACCAATTAAGTGGTGATACACCAATTAAAATTGAGGGTGTAAATGAATTAGCATATAATATTTCAACAAAAGTTCAAAATGTTTTAAATGAAACTCAATTTACATATTTACTTCCATATGTTCCACCCAACCTGAAAGCAGGTCCTTCTGGTGGATTAAGTGCTGGTAGTGCTGAAGTTAGTGTAGAAGTTGATACTGTAACTGGTGCATCACCTTATATCTTTAACTGTTCATTAAGATCAGTTCTTGGTATGCAAGGTATGAAGGCTGATGGTGCAAAAGCAACTGGATTTAGATCTATGGTTGTTGCACAGTTTACTGGTATATCACTACAGAAAGATGATCGTGCGTTTGTAAAATATAATCCTAATAGTAGATCTTATGATGGTATTACATATCAGAGACAAACTGGTGAGTTATTATCATCTGAAGCATCTTCATTAAATGCTGCTACCGTTTATCATTTAGATAAGGATGCTGTTTATAGAGATGGATGGAAGACTGCACATATTTCAATTACTAATGATGCTATTCTTCAGATAGTTTCTGTGTTTGCTATTGGTTATCATATTCACTTCTTAGGTAAATCTGGTGGTGACGCATCAATTACAAACTCTAACTCTAACTTCGGTCAGTTTGCTCTTGCTGCTGGTGGATTTAAGAAAGAATCATTTGCAAAGGATAATAAAGGTTATATTACATCTGTTATTACACCAAAAGCAGTTGTTAGTCCAGAATCTGTAATTGATTTAACTCAACTTGATACTTCTGTAAACCAAAATTATAAAGCTGCTGATAGTTCACCTTGGACTGATAGTAAATCTAAACTATTCATGTTGGGGCAGACTAATGGAAATCTTAAACCAACTGATATTGCACAAGGATTTAGAATAGGTTCAAGATTTAATGAAAAGATTTACGTAGATTTGGCAAATGGTACTAAAACGGAAGCTATCATTTCTATGTCTAAGAAGACAGGTACTACTACAGTTAACGGTGTAGAGTATGATGTAACTTCAACAGTAGATATTACTTCTGAAAAGGCATATGAGGGTGTTCATAATGATACCACTCAAGGAAGTGCATCTTTAGTTCATAAATTAACATTATCACAATCAAGTGGTAATCCACATGATTTAAACAATGGTGAGTCTATAAGGATTATTGCTGAAAGTGGTGATCTTCCAGAAGGAATAGATCCTCATAGAAAGTATTATGCAATTACTTCTGAAAAGAATGGAACTAGACAGGATAGTATTCAATTAAGTCAGTTTGAAATTCAGATTGCTTCATCTAAAACAAATGCTGAAAGGACAACTCCTGCATATATTAAATCTGTTTCAAATCCTGCTGCTGGTAAATTAAAAGTTATTAGTAGAGTTTCTGATAAGAAACCAGGTGAATTGGGACACCCAATGCAATTTGATGGTGTACAACAAAATTGGTTTACACACGTTAGTGTTAATAATAATACTATATGGGATAATTTTGCAGATTTAGACGCTAATGATGAGGATATTCCATACATCTTAAGGAGAACTGATGATAGGAGTTTAGATGATAAACTCTATAAGATCAGATATGTAATTCCAAAAGAATTAGAAAATGCTAGAGATCCTAACGATAGTTTCATTATTCAAGATTCTAGTTCTACTAATGTAAGATTTGATGCTGATTTTACTAGGACTTCAATTGGATCGACTGATTATGATTATAATAGGAATTTAAGATTCATTTCTCATCTTGATTATAATAGTACCACTAAGATTGTTACTATTAGATCTGATAAATCTCATAATTTAAATGCAGGTGAACAGATTGTTTTTAAAAATATAACTGATACCATTAATACAAGTGGTGCAGCAAATAAAGGATATAATGGAACATTCCTTGTTAATAGTATTATTAATGATAAAACATTTACTTATAAAACAACTGATGTTTTAGGTAATGTTCGTAATGTAGGAACTTATAATAATGATACTAATGTTAGGAATACTGGATTACCTAGATTTGAGAGGAATGATAACAAAGAGAATCTATTTGTTTATAGAACAGAAACAATCCTACCGTATGTTGAAGGATCGCAAGATGGTGTTTTCCACTTGTATGTTCTGAATAGTAATAATGCTATAGAAGAAGAATTTACAACTGCAAAATACAATCAGAATGTTGTTAACCTTTATCCTCAATTAGATCGAGATAATGTAAATGACAATCCAGAGGAAGCAACTAGTTATGCTAAGAGATTTCCTATTGGTGATGTAGTTACTAATGATCTTAAAAAGAGTATTACTAGAGAAACAACTAATAAGTTATTGAATAGCTTTGGAATTTCAAATACTATTAGTGATATATCAGATAGTACTACATCTGCTGTTCTAACATTTACAAAAGAACATGATCTAAATGGTTTAAAGTATGGTGGAACTTTACAAGGTGGATCTGGACATACTGATGGTACATATTATAATGTAAAATTATTTGATGATGCATCTGCACCATCTTCTGCTGTTTGGAAAGGTGCTACTGCTAAAGTTGTTGTTAGTGGTGGATCAGTTACTGAATATGAGATAACAGAATCAGGATCTGGATATAAGAGTTCACTATCTCCATTATATTTTGACTCTTCATTAGTATCTCAAGGTGGTATTGGTGGTGCTCCCCAAGCAAACATTGCTATTACTGATGTAAACATTAGTTTAGCAACTAATAGTTATGTTCAGGTAACTGGTATTAGTACAGGAACTGACAATTATTTTAGAATTAATGATGTTAATGATATTAATAAGATTAATATTAATAAAACTGCAAGTGAGGTTATTCTTGAAGGACAGAGTGTTGTTAGTTTAGGTGAGGTAGTTGAAATAACTGGAACTCCTACTCACGTAGGATCTACAAAAGTTACTACATTCAGTGCTACAAAGGCACATGGATTATCTGAAGGAAATGCTATTAGAATCTTAAATGCTTCTGATTCTAATCTTGGAGACTTTATTGTAGAATCTGTTATTGATGTAGATACATTTACTGCAGTTACTAGCACTACAGGAATATCATCTCCAAAATATATTCTTAAGCATGGATTATCTGCCAATAATGCACAATCTGGAAAGGATGGGGAGAGATTAGGAACAAGAGGATTATCATTCTATGATAATGAATCTTTAATCTTAAATCAACCAATTACTACTCAAGATGAATTTAAGGTTACTTTATCTGATGGAACTACAACTGCTGCATCTATTCAAGCAAGATTCCCATTAGGATCATTTATCCAAATTGATAGTGAAATAATGAGGATTGTCGATGAAACTATCGGTAATCAAACTACAATTAAGGTTATTCGTGGTGCATTAGGTACTATTGTTGATAATCACGTTATTAATTCTCATATTAAGAAGATTAAACCACTTCCTGTTGAATTAAGAAGACCTTCTATACTTCGTGCATCTGGTCATACCTTTGAATATCTTGGTTATGGTCCAGGTAACTACTCAACTGGTTTACCTCAAGTTCAACTTAAGACTCTAACTGAAAGGGAAGAATTCTTATCACAATCGCAAGAAATGTCTTGTGGTACTGTTGTTTACACAGGTATGAATGATAAGGGTGATTTCTATATTGGAAACACTAAGATTTCATCTGACTCTGGTGAACAAATAACATTTGATATACCAGTTCCAACTGTAACAGGTGAAGATCCAAGTACACTCAGTGTTGTATTTGATGAAGTAATTATTAAAGATAGATTATTGGTTGAAGGTGGTGCATCTAAACAAATACTATCTCAGTTTAATGGTCCAGTTACATTCAATGGAAATGTAAGATTCAATAAGGATCTTAGAATTACTAAGAAATTAATCGTTGATGGTGAAAGTAGATTTACTAATGGAACAGAAGCTACATCTGCATGTGGTGGAGTGCCATCTGGTGGTGTAATTATTGAAGGTGGTATTTCTATAGGTAATAAGTTATCTACCTCACAAAGAGCAATAAGTGTTCTTGAGGGTAATGTTAGTTTATGTAATACTACTGACAGTACAGGTGTTGATTCGGGATCTTTCATTACAGATGGTGGAGCTGGATTTGCTAAAAATGTGTATATTGGTGGTATTTTAGATGTTACTTCTAATATCAATGCTGATGGTGGTTTACATTTACCTGATAATGACGTTTTAACTGCTGGTGCAACTGCTTCCAATTCTCATTTTGCTATTTGGCACAATGTCACTGTAGGTGGTACACGTACCAATATTATCAGAGATAATACTTCTTCTAGCATATACATTCAGAGTGATTCTAATGTTGAGATAACCAACAAAGCTAATACTGAGCAAGGTTTAATTTACACTGCTGGAGCAGGTATTCAATTAAAACATCAAGGTCAACTAAGACTTGAAACTACCTCTAGTGGAATTAAAGTACATGATGATATAGAAGCTATAGGTGATATTACTGCATTCTTAGCTTCTGATAGAAGGTTAAAGGATAATATAACACCTATTCCTAATGCTCTTAAAAAGGTTCTTTCAATTAGTGGTAATACATTTGATTGGAATGGAGCATCTAAGAATGAAGGTAAAGGGGATACGGGTGTAATTGCTCAAGAGATTGAAGCATTAGATTTACCTGGTGTAACTACTATTAGAGATGATGGTACACACGCTGTTGCTTATGAAAAACTTGTTCCTCTCTTAATAGAAGCAATTAAGGAATTGAATTCTAAAGTTGATGCTTTTCATTCATAATAAATAACTAAAAAATTAGTATATAAATGGCTAATATCAAGAAGGCATTCAATTTCCGAAATGGTGTCCAGGTTGATGATGACAATCTGATTGTAAATGCAAATGGCTTGGTTGGAGTGGGAACTACCGTTCCGACTGAGGCTTTGGATGTCCGAGGTAAAGTCAAAGTAATTCAAGATCCAAATGTTGCTGGATCTGGTGTAGTTAATGCCACAACAGGTATTATTACATCTTTAACAGTAACAGATACTTTAATTGTAAATTCAAGTAATATAAGTTCTGGACAAGTTGGTGAAGGTGTTGCTATAGGATCTCCTTCTGGAATTATAACTGCTACTGCTTCTGGTATTGTTACTTATTTTGGAGATGGTTCTAGTTTAGATGGTTTACCAACATCTCAATGGGATAATGTTGATGTTGGGTTAGGATATACAAGCATATATGCGAGGGGTAACGTAGGTGTGGGGACTGTAGATCCTCGATTTACCCTCCAAGTTGGTGGAAATAATGGTTTAACTCTTGTTGATGGTGTAGGAATTAATTCTACAGGTGGTATAGTAGCAACTGGTGTTGTTACTGCTACTACTTTCAAAGGAAATGTTGATGGAGATATATCTAGTGGTTTATCTACTATTATTCAACTAGAAAACACAAATACAAATACTGTAGGTGTTGTAACTGCTGGATCTGGATTTGTTGGTGATTTAACAGGTAATGTTACTTCTGGTAATAGTGATCTTGGTGTTGCAATTGCATCTAGCCTTGATGTTAGTGGTAGTGTAACTGGTATTGCATTTACTGGTCCTTTATCTGGTAATGTTAATGGTAATGTTACTGGAGATCTTACAGGTGATGTTACTAGTGGTTTATCATCTATTACTAGATTAGAGACTACTTATATTAATTCTTCAACAACAACTGGTGTTGTTACAACAGGAAGAGTTGTTGCTACAAGTGCTAATTTAGGAATTTCAACTGCTTCTACTTTTAATGTATCTGGTAAGTTGGGTGTGGGTATTAATGCACCTGAACATAATGTAGAAGTTTATAGTGCAGGTATATCTTCTGTAACTGTTATCGGACAAAGAAATTCAGTATTATCTCTCTGTCAAAAAATACCACCTACTACTGGTGTAGGTGATAGTATGGGTGGTATTAGATTTGGTAATGAAGCTAAATCTTTTGATATATTTAATGGTGATACTGGTAATATTAATCAGTATTTGCATCTAGGTGCTTTTGTTGGTGTTAATACTGGAAATTATAACTGGTATCATAGATCAACTACCAACTTGATGACTCTTACTTATGATGGTAAATTAGGTATAGGTAAGTCTCAACCAGATTCAAAACTGGACGTAGTTGGTGTATCATCGTTTACAGGAAATGTTTCTGTAATTGGAGATTTAGAGGTTACTGGTGCTTTCACTGGAACTGCTTCTATTCCTAATATTATAAATGGATCTAATATTAACACTATTTCTGGTATTTCAACCTTTAATAAGTTAAATGTTGCAGGTAGTGTTGGTTTATCTACTTTAGCAATAGGTGTTGCTCTTGCAGATACTAAAGCGGATATTGATGCAAGAGGAAGTACTGCACTAATCAGTAGAGTTGCTATTGGATCTTCAATAGAAAATATTGGTGATAGTAATGTATTGGTAGGTGGTCCTGCAAACTTTGCTTCTGGTATAGGTATTAACACATCTCTTACTGGAATAACATCTATACGTGTTGCTGATACTCCGATTGATATTGGAGCATCAAATATTACTCTTGATCGTTCAAATCTTATCTTAGAGAATACTTCTGGAATTATAGTAAAAGGTGAAGGTAATGTTGGTTCTGGTATAGCAAATCCTAGAGCAGCAGTTGACTTTGGTGATGCTGGAAATATTTTAGGTAGATATGTAATTTTACCAAGAGTAACTACTACTGAAAGAGGTAATCTTACCAATATAACTAGTACTGGAGTTGAAGCTGGAGCATTGATTTTCAATACTTCAACTAATAAGTTCCAAGGTTATACTGGAAGTACTTGGGTTGATCTACACTAAAGGGAATCATTAATGGCAAGAAAGAATTATCAGGTAATTGCTAAGGATGCTGCTTCTTGGCAGAAGATACATAATGATTTAACTTCTATAACATTTAATACAACCAATGTCCCAGATAGACCTTGTTTATGTAAGAATGAAACAAAACATAGTGAAACTAGAGGAACATATCAACTTTCTGTTTCAGAAGTAGAAGAATTACGGAAAAATCCAGATGTTGCAGCAGTATTTGTAGATCCTAATTATCATCCAGATACGGATAAGTATGAATGTACTCCTTGTTCTTTAAGGTTTGGTAAGAATGTAAAGAATTATAGAACTCTTTTTAGTGTTGCAAATAATGAATATACTGAGGTTGCTAGTTCTTTAATGTCCATTACTGGACAACTTAATCAAGGAACCACTAACTGGGTTCTGGTGAAAAATGCACATTCAGGAACTGCTGCAATGAACTATTGGCAGTCTATGGGATTTCCTTTGATATATGATTATGGTGTATATCCGTCTGCTCCAACAAATGCCTCTGATCCAGACCCTTTAAGAAATGCAACTCAAACTGGAGCTAATCTAGTTACTATTTCAAATACAGGATATTATGAATTAGAAGTAGCTTGTGATGGGGAATATGGTGCTGTATGGACTGATAGTTATCCAAAAGTGCCATTAATAACTACTGATGATTTAACGAAAAACACTGATAATCTTCCTTCTACATTTCCAGATAATATATGGGGTAAAGATAGAAAAGATCCTAGAAATCAAGGAATTGGATATAGAATTATTCAATTAGGTAAATTAAATGCAGGGACTATTACTATTAATTTTGAAGTAAGAAATGGTAATATGACCAGTGGGGCAGAAACTTGGGATCGTAATCCTGGTTGTATTGCTTGGAAGTTGAGATTTCTAGGTAATATGAATATAAGAGAATTAGGTGGTGGTGGAAATGCTGGAGCAAATACGTTTGTTACTCATATTCCACAAGATAATCCTACTTCTGCTGATCATAATAGAACTGGATATCAAATTTTAAGATGTGCTGAAGGAACATCAACTAATCCTTGGTCAGATACTAGAACACAAATAAGTCAAGATATCTCATATACAAATGATGGAACTGATGTAGATTGTATTATATTGGATAATGGTGTTTGGACTGGTCATCCAGAATTTGTCACCGATGATGAAGATCCACAACATTATATTACTGGAAATGTTTTATCTAGACATAGTAGATCTGGTGTATTAGATATACTATTGGATGCTCCATACTATCTTGATCCTGAGTATTTTAACGCAAATGCTTCATATTTAGAGACTCGTTGGGATGGAACTAGAGTTCCAACTGAAAATGCAGCAAGAGCATGGTGGTCTAGTGCTTCTAATAGATCTAATAATTTCACTGATTTTGGTAGTATTACAGTTCCTAGTGGTTATAGTAGAGCAAGGCATTGTGGAACAGATTCTGTCCCACCAACAAATAATAGTTCAGTTAGAGCTGGTGGTGATCATGGAACACCTTGTGCTTCATTAATGTATGGTAAGAATTATGGATGGGCATTTAATTCTAACAAATGGACTCTTTCATATCCATTAGGACAGTTGGATGCTCCTGCTGATGATGCTTGTCTTGATGCTATAAAAGTATTTCACCAATATAAACCAACCAATCCAAAACATGGAACACAAGATCCTACAGTAACAAATTGCAGTTTTGGAACTGGTTCTTTCCTTGGTAGAATAACCTTTGATAAGACTAGTTATGGAAGATTTCAATTCCAACCTTCAGGAAATTCTTGGAACCCTGCAAATGACGTAACTTATGATCAAGCAGATTACCTTGATAATAGTTTACCTTTTAATGAATGGGGAAGCCAACCTGATTTTATGAGACCAAGAGTTATGGGTGCTGGTGCTGGTGGATTTCCTGCATGGCTAAATCCAGGCACTACTGATGCTTCTTTTCCATCGTTTTATGCTATGAGAGAAGCAGCAAATGCTGGTGTAGTTTTTGTTGCTGCTGCTGGTAATGATGGAATGTATCGTGCTACTGATAATGATCCTAATTTCTGGAACGCACGTACTTATACACCTACCTACAGTTGCGATGCAGAGAATGATAATTGTGGATATACTAACCGTGGTGGTTGGCCATGTTCACATAATTTTAGGTTAAATATAACAAATCCTAGTGGATATGCTACTGATAATTTCCAAGAAATTTTTGTAATTGGTGCAATGGATGACCAATTATTGGGTGATATGAGAAAGAGTACATCAAGTGATGCTTTATTAAAAGATACAGGAACTAGAAATACTTATGCAGATAGTTGTGAAATAACTGCTAATAATTTAGCGTTTAACTGTGATGTTCTTAGTCCATTTGGTTCATCATTTGGTCAACATGGAGACAATAGATCATATTCAAATGTTGGACCATTAATCGATTTCTATGCACCTGCGGATTCTACTTTAGCTGCTACATCTTATGATAATGCTAATACTTTCTTTTATACTAGAGGTCATGGACCTATACCACAACATCCATCAACAAGAACTCATCCTGGTGGTGGATCATATAAGTTTAGAGATAAGTATTTTAATGGAACTTCTGCTGCTGCACCTGTTGCTGCTGGATTATTGGCGTGTATTCTACAACAAAATAGAGGTTGGTTGCCTAATGTATTGAAGGCAAGTGTTAAAAATGGTATTTCAAATGCAACTAACTGGTATAAAGGATTTGCTCCTAATGGTGCTTTTGATCTTAAATGGTTGAGTCAATATGATACTAAAGGAGAAGATGTTAAAGTAATTAAAGAATGGTCTAGTATAAAAACAACACCAAATCCTAGTTATGAAACAACTAGTGGTATATCACCATCAAGACCAAATTTAAATGAAAGATTTAGTATTACTACAAGTGGTACTTCTGTGACGGTTAAAATTGTATCAATAAGAGAATTTTCTTCATCTGATGCTGGTTCCCCTAGTGAATTAAGAATTGCTAATGGGTGGTATCCTGTTCAAATCGTTAGTACTAGTACCAGTTCATCAACCTTGGCTAATTATAAGATGAGAATTAAATCTGGAAGTAATGATCAGGTTCTTGAGATTAGTAGTGATGGTGGATCATTTTGGAGTGGATTTAATATATCTACTGTAAATGGTAATTTTCAGACAGATGGTAGTGGTAGATTTTGGTATTATTTAAATGTTGATGATAGCGTAGGATTACCTCAACAACCCTCTAATCCAACTTATGTTATAAATCTTTCTCCTAGTACCAATGTTAATGAAGGTAGTACTCTTGTTACTACTATTACTACTACAGACGTTGCTAATGGAACTACTTTATATTGGAGATTAGATGGAACTGGTATAACATCTGCTGATTTCTCATCAGGTTCATTAACTGGATCTGGATCTGTTAATAGTCAAGGATCATTCCAGTTTAGTCATACTCTTGCTAATGATTTAACTACGGAAGGAATAGAAACTCTTAATGTAAAATTATTTACTGATGCTGCAAGACAAATACAGGTTGCTAGTACCTCTATTCAAATTAATGATACATCTGTTGCTCAGGCATATGCAATATCCCCTTCAAAAACTACTCCAAATGAAGGAGAATCTTTTACATATGGTATTGGAACATCAGGTGTTGTTAATGGTACTACTTTATATTGGGAAATAACTGGAAGTGGTATGTCCTCTGCTGATTTTACTCCTTCTTCTTTAACTGGTAGTGTAACAATTAATAATAATTCTGCTGCTGTTAGTAAAACTATTATAGAAGATTCAGTCACAGAAGGTAATGAGAGAATAAATTTTAAATTATATACTGATTCTGGTAGAACAAATGAGGTTGCTAGTAATAATTCTGTAGTTATTCAAGATACATCAACGGCTCCTACTACACCTACCTATAATATCACTCCTTCAACTACTACTCTGGATGAAGGTGATTTCTTCATAATAACAGTAACAACAACTAATGTATCACCAGGAACTACTCTTTATTGGAAAATAAATGAAGAAACTGGAAATATAAGCACATCTGATATTGTTGGTGGAACATTAGATGGATCTGCATCTGTTAATTCACAAGGAACTTTTCTTTTCAGTAAAACTCTTGCAGAAGATCTAACAACTGAGGGTGAAGAAAAATTTACAGTTAAATTATATACTGATGCTACTTTTAATCTTTTGGTTGCAAGTACTCCAGATATTACAATCAATGATACTTCTCAATCTAAAACTTATAGTCTTTCCGCAAGTAGTACAACTATAAATGAAGGTTCTACTGTTACTACAACAGTAACAACTACTAATGTTTCTAGTGGAACAGCTTTATATTGGGAACTATCAGGAACTGGTATAACATCTTCTGATTTCTCTTCAGGATCATTAACTGGATCTGGATCTGTTAATGCACAAGGAACTTTTAATTTTAGTCATACTCTTGATAATGATGTAACACTTGAAGGGAGTGAAACTATTGCTGTTAGATTATATACTGATTCTGGAAGAACAACTCAGGTTGGTAATACACTTAGTATTGTTGTTAATGATACTTCTATACCTCAAGCAACATATAGTATAAGTCCTAATCCAACATCTGTAAATGAAGGTTCTTCATTCACAACTACAGTTACTACAAGTAATGTTGCTAATGGAACTACTTTATATTGGGCACTAGAAGGTACTAATATTGATGGTAATGATTTTTCTACAGGAGCATTAACTGGATCTGGATCTATATCTAATAATACATTTAATTTTACTCATACTCTTTCTAGTGATGCAACAACTGAAGGAACAGAAACTTGTTTAGTTAAATTGTATGTAGATTCTGCAAGAACAGTTAAGGTTGCTGAGGCTAGTGTAACTATAAATGATACATCTCAAACTCCTTCAACACCTACTTATGTTATATCTCCATCCAATACTTCAATAAATGAAGGAGAAACCTTTACAACTACAGTTACTACAAGTAATGTTGCTGATGGAACTACTTTATATTGGCAATTAGATCAGATTACTGGTAATATAACTGGTGGTGATTTTTCTTCAGGTGCTTTGAATGGTTCTGGTACGACATCAAGTAGTCAATTTAATTTCCAACATACTGTTGCTGCTGATACAACAACAGAAGGAGAAGAAAAGTTTGCGATTGAATTAGCTACTGATGCTGGTTTTAATAATATTGTAGCAACTTCAGCATTAATTACAATTAATGATACTTCAACTGATTCTGCTACTCCTACATATGCACTTTCTTCAAATTTAGATCCAGTTAATGAAGGACAATTCCTTGCTATTACAGTAACAACTACTAATGTTGCATCAAATACAACTTTATATTGGCAATTTAGTGGTACAAATATAACTGCATCTGATTTTAATGAAGGAACTTTAGAAAGTAATATCGTTACTGATGCTACTGGTTCTAAGGCATTTGGTACTACTCTTAGAAATGATATTCTAACAGAAGGATCAGAAACTATGTTGGTTAAGTTATTTACTGATTCTGGAAGAACAACTCAGGTTGGTAATACACTTAGCATTACTATTAATGATACATCAACATCTCAAGCACCAACCTATAGTATATCTCCAAGTGTAACTCAGTTGAATGAGGGGCAATCATTTACAACAACAGTAACAACAACTAATATTAATGATGGAACTACTTTATATTGGGTAGTTGAATCTCATACTGGAACTATAAATGCTGGTGATTTTTCTTCAGGTGCATTAAGTGGATCTGGATCTATTTCTAGTGGTGGTTTTGCTTTCTCACACACTATTGCGGAGGATGCTACAACAGAAGGAACAGAGAAAATTTTAATTAAATTATATACTGATTCTGGTCTTACTAATAATGTAGCAAATACCTCAGTAATTACAATATTTGATACCTCAACAACTTCTAATCCAGTTTATGTTTTATCAACACCAGAATCTATTATTAAGGAAGGTGATACATTTACAACAACAGTAACAACAACTAATGTTGTAGATTCTACTGATCTTTGGTGGAAATTGGAAGGTATTAATTCAAGTGATTTAACAACTGGATCTATTGAAGGACAAGGTACTGTTATTTCTAATACGTTTAGTTTCTCTCATGCTCTTGCAAAGGATATGGCTGAAGAGGGTACAGAAATTATTCAGATAAAATTATACAGTGATTCTGCTAGAAATAATCAAGTTGGTAATACTCTTGGAGTTAGTGTTAAGGATACATCTCAACCAGGATTTAATGTTGATGTAACAGCACCTAACAATAATGAATATATATTAATAGGAAATGATACAGACGGGACTATCTAGGAATAATGCCAAGTAATCCAGAAGTAAGAATTAAAGAAGGTGAGAGAATTAATTTTCATGTAGAAGCAACGGGTCATCCGTTCTACATTAAAACGACAGATACCACAGGAAGTGGAGATTTAGTTAATGGTGTAATTAATAATGGAGCAACTGATGGTACGGTTAACTGGACACCATCACTTGGAGCTGCAGGAACTTATTATTATAAGTGTGGTAATCATGCTGCGATGGGTGGAACCATTACTGTATTAAGTGTTGCACCATTACCAGGATATAATATTGATGTAACAGCACCTAATAATAGTGGATATAGTCTTTCAGGAACAGATAGAAATGGTTCAGTAAATGGTAATGATGTAGATGTAACTATTAGGGAAGGAGATAGAGTTAATTTTTTAGTAGATGCTTCAGGGCATCCATTTTATATTAAAACTGATCCTATTACTGGAACTTCTAATCAAATAGCAGGTGTTAGTGGTCAAGGATCTGAAACACAAACAGTTACTTGGATCGCTCCTGCAGGGTCATCAGGAACTTATTATTATCAGTGTGGTAATCATGCTGCGATGAGTGGAAAACTTATCGTAGAATCATCAACTGGTAATACTAATCCTGGTAATAGTAATAAAGTATCTAATGGTGGTCCTCTTACACAACATCAGAGTGGACCATATTTTGATGTTCAGAAAGCAGGTCCTTATTTTACAGGTAGTGTTCCTATTAAATGGAGCAAGATGAGACAATATTTTAAAGAAATATATCCTGTTAATAATGCGGTTCCTGTTTCTGCATCAGAGATGAAAAGGAATACTAATCCTGATGAATTAGAACCTATTGTTCCAAATTCTACTGAGAATGAACAAATAGCAGCTACTACTGAATTTAATTGGAAAGCATCTCAAATGAGAGGTTCAATTAAGAGATATTATGCAGATCAAAGATCTAATGCCACAGAATTGAGTATGGGTAGATTTACTGGTGGTAATGGTATTGATTGGTCAAATGGTGGAACAAGTGGAGTAGATAGTACTAATGATTCATATGGAAATATAACAAGAAATGTTCAGAAAATTACATTTCTGGATATGATTAGTGGAAGTGGTGATACTGGTAATAATGGTGTAACAGGTGGTGGTGGAGTAGGTGATGATAAAGTCGCTGCTGCTAGATTAACGCCAAGTAATCCTATACCTGCAAATAATTTTAGGATTCAAGTTGATGGTGAGATTTATGGATCTGCTGGTAGAGAAGCATTATTTCAGTATTCTGTTCAAACAGATAAAACTAAGAGTGATCCAGGTAAAGATGGTGGTACTGCGTTAAAGATAGTTCATACAGGAAATACTACTCAAGTATATGTTGGTAATAATGCCAAGATTTATGGTGGTGGAGGTGGTGGAGAGCAGGGTGCAATGGGATATATTCATCCTGATGGATTGGATGCAATGAAAGGTATATGTGATAAAGAATATGCTGCTAATCCAGCTTGTGGTGATACTCCAACTTGTGATAGTGGAGATACATTAATATCACAGGCAAGTGGTGGATGTTGTAGATATGGTCCTGATTGTATTGATAGTTGGGGTGGAACTTGGTGTACTACTGTTTGTAAGGCAAATTGGCAAACTGGAACTTGTTTAAATTCAGTTCCTTCTGAGAATCCAATCCAAGGTAAAGGTGGAATGGGTGGCTGGGGTGCTGGATATGGATATACTGAATATGTTGGTGGTGGACCTCAAAATGCAAAAGTTGGAGAAGATGGCACTGAAGGTGGTTGCCCAACTTGTTTACCTGGTGCTGACCTTAGAGTAGATACTGGACTTTGTTCTACTGATGGTGGTAAAGGTGGAGATGGTGGTGATTATGGTCAACCAGGAGAATCAACTACTGGTATAGATGGTGATGGTGGTAAAGCTGGTGCAGCTATTTGTGGAGCTCCATTTGTACTTGGTGGTAATATTAGTAATAGTTCAATAAAAGGAAGATATGATGGACCTTGTGAAGGTTCAGGTTCTACACCAGCACCAAATCCTAATGCACCTACAGTAACAATCGGGGCTCCTTACTATGTAAGATTTAAGGAAAATCCTGTTAGTCATTTAATGGTTAGTGGTCCAGGTAATTGTCTCTTTAGGGTGAAGCATAGTTGGACTGATAAAGCTGATCAAGGATATGCTTTGGATAGTATGTCATTTGGTGGATTTGCTCAAACTTTTGCTGCTGGTAGAGCATACTGGGGTAGATCTTATGATAATCCAATATCATATGCTATGGATGTTGCTTGGTCTCCGTTTATGAGAGAATATGCAGTATTCCCTGCATCTTCAAATGCAGGAACTCCAACTGATTGTTTACCAAATCAAGCTCAAACCGCAGTTTATAGATTTAATGTTACTGGTGGTACTAATGCTTATACATTTAAAGCACAGGCAGATAATAATGCAAAATTCTCTATAAAGGGACCTACTTTCCCTGGAGGATTTCCATTAGGTGAAGTAGAAACATTTAGTAATCCTACTTCTGATTATATAAGGGTAGAAAACTTTACGTTGGCTGCAGGACAATATGATTTAACTGTAACGATAACAAACTCTTCCTTCCCTGCAGGACAAGAACCAGAACCAGGTGCTAATAATAATTGGTATTATAATCCAGGTGGTGTTGCTTTCTGGTTACAAGGTCCTGGTGATACTGATGAAGCAGATGAGTTTTCCGAGAGAGATTGGACAGTTTGCTCATTAGATTTCACTAAAATACAAGAAGATGGTGTGTTTATGAGTGATGTTATCTCTTTACCTGAAGGGGAATATCCTATTACATGGACTGGTTTAAATGCTGCTAATGGCACTACCTATCCAAATCCAAATCAATTATCAAATAATACTAAAAAGATTATATTATTTGATAGTGATGGTACTGATGCTAACCAGACTTTTGAGTTATGGCATCCAACTTTAGATGTACCTTATACAGCTGCTGCTATGACTTGGGATGTTAGTGGTCAAGTTACTAGAATATTTGGATCATCTAATCCTAACGATCCAACATTCTCTTTACCTGCTAGTTCTGCTGGTACTACTACAATGAGTCCAGAGAGAACAACAACTTATACTGTAAATGCAACTGGTCCTGGTGGTACAAATAGTGCAAACTGTACGATTAAGTAAAGAATAATTCAACACCAATAGGTTTACCAAAACTATAATCATATTCTAAAGCATCTGCACAAACATAATGTGGGTGATCTATTGATACGTCTAGACGTTCACATATTTCTTTATGATTATCTTCCATTAATTCTATGCAATAAAGCATATTATCTAGTACGTGATCGAGATTATGATACTTAACTAATTCATCTCTTAACTCAACTAGAAAGTTGCCAGAACCTGCAGAGTTATCTAAAAACTTTGACTCTGGGTTCTTTCTAGTTTCTAATGGTATTCTTTCTATCATTTCTCTACAGATCTCAGGAGGTGTAAAGACTTCTTGAGTTTCTGATATTCTTTCATCAGATCTTTCTATATTAGATCCTGTTTCTTGATTGTGTTTATTCTTTGCCATTAGTGTATGTAAGTGGAGATAATATATTTTTTAGATTTGAGGGGTGGGCATCCACGATGTATGAAATTCCATACGGCAGGAAACATAACTAGCTTTCCCACAGTTGGAGTAACTAATGTTCCATCTGCAAATTCTGTATGACCACCACCATCATTTGTTAAATCATTTAGATAGTATAGCATAGCAAACATTCTAGG